ACAAATAACCATGTGGGTCTAACCAATAGTCAGACATTGTGCCACCAATACCATCCTCAATATCTTTTGTTTGACATACTACATTAGTAAACTCTTCACCCAAATCATACGATGAGCGGAAGTAATCGAACATTCCCATTACTCTGCTGCCCTCCATTCTTTACGCATCTGCTGGTATATAGCATCATAAGCAGCGAGGTCTCTCACTTCTTTGAAGACCTGTGCTGCTGTTGCTTTTTCGTTTGTTTTCCAATCCTTAGATTGGGGGAGAATTTCACGATTCTTACCGTATTTTCTACCACTACTATGGTTTGCGTATCGCCTCGCACGGGTAAATCCCATCTCAAGGAATTTCCTCGCCATGTCCATACCAATGAAATCTTTTCGCTCTCGATAACTACAGAACATTTTGTATATCGTAGCAGAAGATTTGCGAGCCGTATCCTCATCTACAAATCTCCAATGCTTGCAAATATCGTCAGTATAAGGGCGGACAAGAAGGACTCCCTGCTCCCCTCTGCCAATACGATACTTTCTTCGATTGTTGGATTCTGTAAAATCCAGAGCTTTGTAATCAAGTCCATAATCAAATTCTTTCATGGCGTTTCACAACAGCGAGTACTTTTTGCTCTGGATGCATACCTTGAATAAAGTCACGGGCATCTTCATAGTCAATAGCATCTACTACGCTATGATAGCGTACACACTTGTGCTCTTCATCCCAGGTTTGCACTTCGTAGCTCATTTTTCTCCAAGGTCAAAGTTTTTTGCCAGTCCACTTTCAGGATGACACCACTCTTCCTTATCAACAGAATCCATTGCTTCTTTGAGTGCCTCAGTTACATTTTCTTTGAAACTGCGATAAGGAATAAACAACTCATCGTCACTATTCTTATACTCTGGGTGAGCATCTTTGAATGCATACTCAGTATCATACATCAGCGATTGTGTGATGTCTCGTAATACCTCTTGACATGTGCCAGGCAGGTTAGAATAATTACCACCACCAGGACCATACATCAAATCTTTCACTTTGTTCATCAAATTAACGTAGACTTGTGCCCTTTGCTCAAAGAGTAATTCAAACTCTTCTTGATGCTCTGTAGATTGAAAATCAGGAATACTCATAGTGTTACCTCGGTTAGTTTATATATCTCACATTAGTTTATGAATTTTCTTATTATTTTCTTCAACCTTTTTAAGATATTCTCTACCTTGGTCGTAGAGAGCATTGATAAGGTCGTTGATATCAGCAGTAGAAATCACATCAAACTCATGGTTTAGATTCTCACAACGTAGGGCATCAAGCAGACATTCTAGAGTCATTGCTTGTTGAAACTCAGGTGTGATAGGTGTGCCCCAGGTGATACCAGAGCATTCCATGTTATAGAAATGATTGTAACGCTCTAAGATACGCTGTCTTCTTTGCTCTTGTTCCCATTCATCCTTCTCAATCTCAGCAAGTTGTTTTAGAGCATCACCATTTTCTTTGTAGAGTTTATCAACAGCATCAAGTGCTTTACGTTCCGCTTCTCTACGCTCTGCTTCCTCAAACATATCATCAGGGTAAGTCATAGTGATTCTACCTTTGCTTTTACTGATTCGGGGGTTGCTCTTACTTGATACGTTACTTCATCTCTACGGGACAGTTCTGAAAGAATCTCAGCAGCAATATCCCAGAGTTCAGTTGTGTGTCTATGATTGTAGGGCCAGTTAGTCATTTGTTCTTCTCACAATAAAGGAAATACTTGTATTCAGCAACTTGGTGTGGTGCGTATCTTACTACATCACACTCCTTATACTTATCAACGACTTCAAATGATGCTTCATTGATTGGTTTAGTTGAGGTAAGATTGATGATTACAATTAGAATTACAATCAGGACAACGGGAATGCCAACGACCACACCAGCACCTTGAAGAAACTCTTTGAGAGCATACTTATCATCTTCAGTCATACATCCACTCCCTTAAATCAACAACATCATGCCACTCAAAAGGATACTCTTCCTGTTTGAGTTGTTCCCATTTCTCTTCTGCTTCTTCTTCAGTAAAATAGCATCCAATCCAATCGTCAGTATAAGGAGCAGGATAATAGTTGTATCCAGCAATCAAAAGATAAGGTTTCTGTTCTTCTTCATTCATTTGTCCTTCTCTAATTGCTCTATTCTACCACACAACTCTGTGATAATGCAAATCAAAGAACGATAGTCAATACTCTCAACATCGTCTCCACCTTCCATATCATTATAATATGTGTATAGGAGCTCTTTGGTAAAGTTGCGGTTAGTCATCATCAACATCTCCAAATACTTCAAGCACACCTTTCTTTACCTGATTGAACCACAGACCTTCCAAGATGTTCCTGGTTTCAGCATAAGTAACGATGTTCATAGGAGATTTGTGTCGTTCAATTTGTTTCCACCAGACACCACCAAATGAGGTAGAGTCATCATAAACAATACGAAGATAGGTATGACCATTATACTCTACCTTATCAACAGTTCCAGATTCTTGGTGTTCCATTCTTGGTTGAGGATAAGCTTGTTTGAGTTTATCAAACAATTCTTTTGTTTCTTCACCATACTCAACATACTTGTCAATCAATTTGAGTTCTTCAAGAGTGAGATTGAGTGTGATTTTGTCAGTCATCGTTCAAATACTCGTGTTGGTGTGCTTGCCATCGTAACAGAGTTGGGATACAGGATGGTGTGATACCCATAGATTGTAGCACTTCTTCAAACCAGTCAGCAGTAGCATCAATTACTGCTTGTGCTTCTGCCTCCTCATTAGGTGGTGCTGTTTGAAGAGCATTCTCAATCATCTTGAGGAGTTTAGTTTTGTCAGTCATAGGTCGTAAGGTTGTTGTGGATCTTTTACCCAAACTTGTTTGTAGATAATCCAGGGTTCTTCTTGATGGGTCATCTGTGCCGTCCAGTGATACCCATTCTCATCAACACCATCAAGATAATGAATACGGGTCTTGGGGTCAATCACTCGTGTGACGTGTGTGAATTTTACTCGTTCAGTCATAGTGCCTCCAATTCATCAGCAAGTTCATAAAGCACACGAGCATCAACTACCATATCCTCACCTTCACCAAAGTGATAGTATTGATGCTCATTTACAATAGCACGAATAGCAGTAGCAAGTGCTTCTTTCATATCATCGGTGGGTTCAACAATCAATTCTGCTTTGAATGCTTCCCAGATAAAGAGTTTCACAAGATTACATCCTTGATTTCAGTTACAATTTCCCAATCTTTACAAGTTTTGTCACCGAAACGGTTGCTGCCAGTGCGGATACTGACCCAGAAACTGTATTTGCGGTTTTCGGAAACAAGAAACCAATCACCATCACATTCCTGCTCTACAATACAAACAGGATTGTTTTCCATGATATTAACAAGGCGATTCTTTGCCTTGCTACTCTTAGGTTTTACGACGACCTTTCTCATTTTTGTTGAAGCAGAAGAATGATAAAAGCGAAACCGATAATAGTAATACCAAGCAGAGCACTGATCCACAGCGGCGACAGCACCCACCACCACGACCAAGTAATATGACCAGTAAGTTTGAGACCGATGAAGAGAACAGTCAACAGACCAGGGAAACCAATACCGCTGGAGGAAGAGGAAGAGTTGCTGGACATGGTTGTTTCGTTGATGTAGTTATTATAGGGCAAAGCACGAGTCTTGTGGGAGACCCTGTGCCAGTTTATCAAGTGTCCTATTGAGAGATGCCGATGTTAGGGTTTCTTACTTTGTAATACACAGTCCTGCCCTCTCGGTAGTTGTTTAGATTGCGTGGATCAAAGTCTAGCACATCAAAACGAAGTTCAAACTTCCTCCATCTGAATGAAAAACCAATGTCACGAGGACCAATGCCAACAATTAGAAATGGAAACCATTCAGTAGCAGGGTATTCATCCCACTGAACTACCATGTCAATGAGAGCAAAACGACGAGGGATTAAGAGCAGTTGGAAATACCACTCATCCCCAAAGTCTTCGTAGTGGACGTAATCAAAGAGTTTCATTGTGCTAACCTCAGTTTGCGTTCGGGTGATGGAATGTGTGGTTGAAATGGATCGTCATAAGGAAAAATATATTTTCGATACCAACCTATGCTCAAACTCTCCCAGAATTCGTCATATCCCCACTCATCACCGTCATTATAACAGTCAATGATACAGTAGACATTACGAAATCCATCAAGAAAGTATTCCCATTTACTTGGTTCTTCAAATCTCATAGTATCATCCGCAGTTGGGCATCCATAATGTAGAGAGTTTGTTTTTCTTTGCAGTGATGTTGAAATGATCAATTTGACCATTCTTATGATAGATTCCACACCAGAGGAATCCATCATCCATCATCTCAAAGTGAATCATATCAATATCCTTGACGACAATCTCATCAGGATTCTTTTCTTCGTTCATCTGACCTTTGCCTCCTTTCAGCATACTCTTGAATAATATCAGAAAGTTCCAGGATTTCGTGTTTCATTTCGGATGTGGATGTTTTTGCAACCTCATCATAGAATAATGTGAGTGCTGTCAATAATAAAACGTGTTGTCTAAATGTAAGATTCATTATGCTACTCCGTTTGCACTATCTTCAAATTCTTCTTCAGTCAGTACTGTACCCATAGGACCTTTCTTCAAACGTGCCCATTCTTCATCACGCTTTTTCCATTCCTCAAACTTCTTGTCCAGGTCTTCATCCATAGTCAATTCATACTCACTACAGATTTTACGCTGGTCTTCTTCTCGTGTCCAATCATTGAAGACAAGAGACATAGCACCAGAGCGAATAGATGCAGGGTCCATACCTACACAGAGGAGAAACTTTTCAAAAAGTTTAAAATACTGTTTGGCGTTAAGGTCTGATGCAGGCGCAGTGATAAGATAATGCTCTTCAGGGACAAAATCATCTGAAGTCCAGGAGGATGACCCATAGGTGGGGGTGAAGGTTGCGTCGAATTTGAATTGAACGGTTGCATCGTAAGTCATTGCTCTAAGCAAATGGAGGTGATAGGAGAATCCATTTGACAGTAGTATACCGTCTTCTGCCCCAACCTGTCAAGTCGGTGTGAGACAATCAATAAATTGGCACAGGTGAGCAGGACGTTGCCCACTAGCAGACAGATTTGCCCACGTTTCTTCAATCCTTCTAGATATTTTTTCATTCAAATACAGGATATAGAGTGTCACGGTCCCAGTATTCTTCCCTTACTGCTTTCATGATATGTGCAGGTGTGCCATAGTAACCCATATGCATCCACACACAGTCAATATAGCGCAGGTCTTCACGATCCGCGTAAACAGTGAAGCGATCACAATACTGGACGATATCATAAGGGACCTCTACTTTAGGACGATGAAATTGAGTTGGGTCTTCAACAAAGAATGGAATCGTCATGATTGATATCCTAACATAGGTCTTTGGTCTAGTGCATACTGAGCATTTGGACCATTTTTTCTCACATAATGAAGAAACATTTGGAGATACCAGTTATGCTCTACAAATTTTTCTCTCCAGTGCCACACATCACACCCTTTATAAACAACAATATCACCAGAATTTAATTCTACTGATGATGCATCGCTACCATCTCTATTTTTACTGAAATAAAGAGGACTTACTGGTGTATCTTTTGGTCTAGAAAGATGTAGACTAACAGATATTTCACATGATTCTCTATCAATGTGTCTTACTAATTCATCTCCTTTCCCATACATCCTAGTATAGGAATACGTTGGTGTCAAGTCTTCTTCAAGAATCTCTGACAATTTCCATCCAGTGCGCTCTAAGATAGTTTCTGCGAATGGATCAGCATAAAATGAATGAGAAAATGGAGCTTGTATATCATTTTTTTCCCTAGGTGAATGATTTGCATGACCTGCTTTTATTCTAAGGAAAAAATAATGTTTCATCAATGACATAGTGTCTTTATCAATGAAATTTGGAATATACAAATATCCCTGCTCCTCAAACTGTTTATTCATCTTCTGGTCCAACTAGATTAAAACAAACAGAATTAAATTTACCAACCATACCTTTCAAAGATATTTTGGTGTGCTGTGAGTGGACTTCTACATCCGTCACAGTATACACTCGCCCAACAATACAAGGGGGCCAATCATTATTGCCCCAATTAACTTGGTCTTGAGTGCAACCCAAGTATCTAACTCTGTCCCCTTGTAGTAGTTTCATAATTGTAAGTGGGTGGGTGATATTTAAGATATTCCCAAAAGGTCATTTTCATTTCTTTATGTGTCATGCCGCAATGTGCAGCGGCAGCAGGTAGATTCATTTGACTATTAAAGAGTGCTTCGTGTGCCTCTCTAACATTCTCTGGAGTTGTTTTTACTTTACTCATCAACCATACCTGCATATTCAAACTCTTCAATTGCTGACACTGGGACTTCATGCTCATTACCAACAAGATACCAGTGCTCTCCTTCACGAATACCAAGATATTTCATTTGGTCTTCCTCAAAGAAATTCTCACGCATTGCTGCTTGAATTTTATAATGAATCAATTCACTTCTGCTTATCATTTGTCATCTCATCAAGTGTATCAAGTAGGTTATCAAAACTACCAATAGTGTCAATGGTAGCAATCATATCTGATATTTGTTTGCATACAATAGGTCGCTCTTGTCTAGCAGCAAATGCTAGAGCATTGCGTAGATGTGATTCTGCTTCATTAAGCGATTCTTCAACTGATTTAGATAGTGCCATAAGTATTAATCACCTTTTCTGAAAAGAAAACCAAATTTAATCTTGCGTTGGTAATGTCATCACCAAAGAAATCTTGTGGTCCATGAAGTATTTTGGAATCAAACATAATTAGTCGATTGTATATATTGTCAACTAAATGCTCTTTTCCTTTAGACCTAAAACTTGTCCCAGTATATTCTGGAGCATCTGGTGTAAGAAAATACAAACCAGCAAAATTTGATTTATAATCTCTATGAAACCTTAGTGTTTCCCAGACTTGTGGACCAGCAAACTCTTGTGATAATGATGGACAGTAATGAAAATACGCTTCAAATTCAAATTTTTGACCATGATAATATTCATCATCTAAATCTTTGATTATCTGCTTACACAAATTGCCAACAACATTATCATCTTTTTCTGTGTAAAGTTTAGTCCTGAATCCTAACCACCAATCATTTATTGTTGGTGGATAGTATACATCTTGAATAGCATGTTGACGTATCTGATTTATATCTGAAGAATATTCATCAAATATTTTTAGTCTGATGCTCTCCATGCCTTAAAACCCACTGAATGTCTTACTTGTTGAAACTCTTCTACCTTCTTAAGAATAGCATAAGATTTCTCTTCTGCCAATCCTTCATCCCAATCAAAACCTTTGTGTCCATCTTGCCAGAAGAGATAGATTTCTTCTGCGATGCTATCAATTAACCTATCGTAGTGTGTCATTGTGAGTTAACAGTTTGCGCTTCAGTGATTGACGCCTTGCTTTTGCTTGGCGCATTGCTTGTGGTTTCAGATGACGTTTCTGGTCTTTTTTTGAATGGTGTTGCCAGTTGGGGGTAGTCATTGGTCTCTCCGTGCCACAACAGTATATAGCATCTGGAGCGTTTTGTCAAACGAACCGTGGGTGCTTGTCCCGATCGTAATAATTATACTGTTTGATGGTAAATTTGCTAGGAGATGCCCATCTGTATTTCCAAGTGATATTTGAAATATCTCTCTCAATTCCCTGATAAAAAAGTGTTTTCATATATGCAGACTCTTGGTCTCCTATAATATTCAGAGATTGCATAGCATCAACTGCTGCAACTACATCTTCATTTTGTACATTGATGTCAATGCCGAAGTAATTTTTTTCTGGTATGAATTGAAATCCCACTTCAGTAGAGTGGTCAGATGCATTTCTTAAACACTCAACAATATTAGAAAGATGCACATAATTTCCATATACTTCTTCGATATTGCTATCAATAACTTCGGCAATACTACATCTAAATCCAATTTTTCTTGGGATATTATTAGTATCAAATGCCAGATAGTGCATATTAAAGTTGTCTGGATTCGCTATTCGCAAATTGCGAAGAAACAATCTACTTTTATCAGACAATGACATACTATCATATACTATCTCCACAAATTCATCACTTCTTCCCAGCAAATTTCTATCAGAAAAAGAATAATAATATCCTTCAATAGAATTAGTATTCTTGATATAAGATACTGCCCAAGGTGATGATAAATCTAGCAATCCATCAAAATAATAATATGCTTTTTTAATTAATTGTATTTGCGTAGCAACTTTTTCATCTGCCAATATACTTAACCACGCATAAGTATATCCTTTAATATTAGACAGATACTCTCTCTGAAAAACATCATACTCCTTCATCTCAGCACCACAAAGGTTTTTCTTTGTTTGTGCAATATGAATTTTTACAGAGTCTCTAATAACTTCTTCTAATGCATCAGAAACATCTTTTGGACTTTCAAACTCTAGTTTGACATTGTGTTTAGCAAAAAGATTTGTGATATATTGTTTCGCTTTACCAGAATATAAACTCATACTTTTTACCCATTCACATTATTTACTCCTTCCGATGCATTTATAACATTTGCATAGATGTAGTATCCCATCTCTTCATCCAGCAATTGATTTTTCTGAGGAAACCATTCATGAAAAGCATTATCTGCTGCAGTCTGTGTCCTAAAGTAGCAGTATACTTCACCTTTAGACCTAAGTGCATTTAGAATTTCCAAGGGACATTTGCCAAGATAGAAACCCCAAATCTCTTCCAATTCTGCTGGGTCTGTAACTGTATTTGGACCATCTGCTCTTGCATACATTACTGGTTGTCCAGATTTCATAGACAGTTGCTGTAATACAGATTCTGTGTAGAAATAATCTTCGTTAAATTTCATCATTCTTCACCCGTAATTTCATCAATGGTCAAATCTTGAATTAATCTTTCTGCTTCAATTTGTGCATCATGAGCGTCTGCCTTTGCCTTCATATCTGCTGCCACCTTTTGAATGACATCTGATAGTGTAAAGTTAGCAGATAGACTGTTGAGTTTACTATTTACATAATCAATCTTATCATCAACAGAATTCAAATAATCTTGCCAGTTGTTTAACTGTCCTTTAGTTGCTGCATCAAGATTAGCTAACTGTTCTTCTGGTACTAAATCTGTTGCTCCATGGGGAATTAATTGGTCAATAGCAGAAAGCTCATCTACTGTAAGACCCTCAGGCACCTTTAGTTTTGCAATACCTCGTAAAATTTCAACCTTCAAAGTAATTTCAGTCCACTTTTCAATTATACCAGAAATACCCAATCCATCAATGTTTTCTCTGACAGAATCTAGCAATGATGGTGGAAGCTCAGCAGCATTTGCATATGCGCTACCAACCATATTAAACATCTCAACAATTTGGTCCTTAGGTCTTGGACTTACTGGCACAACAACTGCTTGGAAATCGTTATTCAACCAAGCATCTTGAAGTGTAATATCTCTGAGTTTTTGACGATATTCAACCCACTGCTGTTTTTCTTCATCACTGATTGGATAATCAGGTAAAACGATATAATCGGTTGCTTTTAATTGAGAAGCTCTCATTTCTAGGAGTTGATATTTCATATAAGAAACATCAGTAACTTTAGAAACTACTTCCTCATAAAAATTTTCTGCTCTCTGAAGTTTCAAATCTGTATAATAATTTGCAACAAAAGCAACAAAAGCATTTAACTCAATTTCGTTTGCTTCATCAAAATTATAAAGTTTTTCTTCAGTTTGTCTGGTGCCATAGTTGTAGACATCTTTAATTCTTTGACAGAGATATGATTTGTCTTCAAATAAAACAAAATAAATCAATCTATCTTTATCACTATTCCATAGGGATGGCATTCTTGTCAAGAAATCATTAAATTCTGCTTCACTAAGGTCCAATCTACTACCATTGTAGACAATATATTTCTCAGCTCTATCAGAGTAAAACTGTTGACGTTGTAATCTTACCGTGATGACACGATCAGCAACTTGTACTGCCATTGTATTTTCCTTGGAATAAAAGTATTTAGTATGCTTTAATCATATACTTCAATCTGAAGTATGGTGCGTTTACAGGCACATTTTCGTTATTTCTCAAATAGAAATTCAATGAGTTGTCGAATAATTGTTTAGATTGTAAATTCATTCTGACAGTAGTATCAGAAATAATCATACCAGCATCTTTAACCATATCAAAACTACCAACAGTGCCAGTTGTTGTGTGATTGTGTTGTTGACCCGCACTAGAATCACTCAATCCATATGGTCCACTAACAATCTCTCCCGCACTACCTTCAACTGGTTTAAATGCTCCAGGGAAGCTACATGTATTCAAACAATTATTATTTCCATTACAACCATTATTCACTGCATAATAACCATCTAATCCACCTGCAGTAACACCAGAGTGGGCGTGAACTGGGTTAGTAACAGTGGTAGCATTAGATGATGGTAAAGTATAACTAAGTGTGCCAGAGAATGTTGGTTGCACAAATCCTTCCACTGAATCAATGCCTTCCGTTTTGAAAGTACCAATAGTAAATGTTTCTGCATTGATTGACCCATCTGCCGTGCCATCTGCAAGACCTGCAACACCAGGAGATCCAGGTGGAAGTTGAGCAGATTTAATATAGTTGTATACTCCACCCATAGATCCTGGAATAAGTTTATCACCACCAGAAGAACCATTTGCAGCGTATTCAGGGATAACAGAAACGCTACCACTATTACCACTTACGTTGCCAGTGCCCATAAGTTTTTTGCCATAAGTTAATGGCATTCTGAAGACATCATTACTACCATATTTTGGATAAGTTCCTGTTATAGTTCCACCATAACTAGTGCCAAATAATCTTGCCAATTCTGGAAAATCCTGTGCCTTCAAATACTGACCTCGCATCTCAATATATCCAGGAAATCTATCAGTCTCCTGCAACCACTTTGGAGTTTTGTGACTAGAATTTGAAACCCAAGATGGTTTATTAGAATTATATACAGATCCGCTAGATACTACCGAAGATGCACTGCTTGAAGATGAATTACTGTCATCTCCCGATACAGATACATTCCACTGTGATAAATCATCTGTTGTTGCAGCAGCATTATTAACATAACCACTTGGTTTTGGCACACAAATTACAGTGCCTATTGCTGCACCGCTCTTCATAGTTTGAATACTATAATATTTTGGTTTTTGTGCAGCAGTCGTTGTAGAAATAGTAACAGATTGTGTATAATCAACTGATGATGCAGAGACAACGGTTACCGAATTATTTTGTGTATATGCATATTCATTACAATCCGCTAGTGTAACCTCACAACGATAAACTCTGCCATTGAAACTGGAATCTACATTATTAACAACTAGACTTGACCCAGTTTCTCCAGAAATATCAGACCCATTCAATTGCCATTGGAATGTAGGACTTCCACCAGTCCACTGTGGGTTAATATCTAGATATAATGTAGATCCAATAGTAACTACTTTTGGCGAAACATCTGCAAAATATGTAAATCTTCTATTGACAGTGAGGTCACATTCTGTAGTATATGTTGGATTTGGAATACTACTAGAGGACATCTTACAACGAATTTTAGATCCATCGTCTGACCTAGCAAATGCGCTGGGGGTATAAAATCTCGTGTTATCTGCAGATTGAAGGAATCCAGGACCAGCTGGTGCGAAACTTCCGCCTGGTGGTTGTATCTCCCACTGATATTCAACCACACTACTATTGGAAGATAATCCTTCACATTCAAATGTATACGATCCGCCAATTCCTTCCAAAAACGTTAATGATGGAGTAATATCAGTAAGAATAGTAATAATCAACTGTGCTACTGTCAATTGTGCGGCATTTGTATATTTTACAGTGCCACCAAAACTAGTAACTTTACATCTATAATAACCAATATCACTCAAAGCAGCACTAGCAATATTAAATGTTGCTGATGTTTCACCAGTCAATTCTGTCCAAGTGCCAGTTTCAGTAGTTGGATTAAAATCTGTGCTTTTTTCCCACTGATATGTTACAGTTGCTGCTGATAAAGAGGTTGCGGTAACTGTCCACGAAATATTATCCGTTTCCTCTGCATATATGTCGTTTAAATTAGTAATAGAAGTAAACAAATCTTCTTCTACATAAAGCACAACTGCTATAGTAGTTACAGATGCTAGCTGGTCTGGGACTGATAGCACACAACGATAAAAAGGATATACATTGTTTGTTAGAGAAGGAATTGAAGATATCTGCAACAAATCTGTGGTAGCACCCGAATAAATCCCACCATTTGTTATATCGACCCAATTAGTAGCATTACCATCCGTGCTATACTGCCACTGATAGGTAATCGTAGATGCAGATCCACTTGATGGTGTTGCACCAACAGCAAAAGCGGTGCTTTGATTTACATATCCAGTAGCGGTCGATGGTTGATTAGTAATATAAACTGTCCTATAAACAGTTAAAGTAGATTCACTAGAGTAGAAAGGCTCTATCGTCTTGCTTGCTCCAGTGCCAGAAGTAAAAACAGCCGAAGATTCTGCTTTTACTCTAAATTTAGTGCCATTATCAACATCTCTTCTCAATGGAGGAGTAGTATATGTAATATCTACGGGAGCAGCATCATCACCTGGGAATCCAGTATAAACTACCAGATAGTCTTCCGTCAATTCTTGAGTGCCAACTAAAACATCAGTCCAAGTTGTTGTTCCTGGTGCTTGCTTTTGCAATGTAAGTTGCAAGTCACCATTTTGACCAGTATTTCTACCAAAATTAATAGATCCTACAATTTCACCAGATTGAATAGGTTCTGGATATAAATCTCTATTTGCAATATCTCCATACTTATCCTCAACAAATTCATAAGTAGATGGTATTGTTGGTGTTGTTTCAACATCAGTAGGATAGACATAATGTACAGCAGTAGTTACTGGTGGCTCACTTGCAGATCCAGTAATATTACATCTAAAAGCAACTACATTATAGAAAATAACTCTCTGTATCTGTAATGTTGGAGATTGATCGTCTGTGCCTGGGACCAATGACCAGGAATTAGTATTTCCTGGGTCATCACAATCATTCCAAGACTGCTCTGGAAATCCTGCTTCATCTTCGACGGAAAGTTGCCATTGATACGACAATGACTGTCCAGATGTAGAAAAAGCACCAACACTGACGGTTACATTTCCACTGCCAGAAATTCCAGTTTTAAAACACTGAAACTCTTGAGTGTCATTAGGATCTGTGCCAGGTTGTTTAAAGATACTGATAACTGGAGAAACATACAGCAAAATTGCAGACATGTTTACTGGAGTATTAGATGCTCCAGAGTAACTTACAACTGCTCGATATTGATTTAAGTTTCTAGAATATCCACTATTTGAAACTGTTATTGTGGATTTTCTATAGTAAGCTGTAGTGCCTCCAGTTGTAAATGCTTCAGTGGTAGTAACGATTGCATAATCTCCACCAGAAGTTATATTGCTCCATGAAGCTCCATCATCGGTGCTTTCTTGCCACTGAATAAAAATATTATCAACATTTGTTGTTGTCGAAATATCTACATTTTGTAGTGATGATGTTACTGTAAAATCAAAAGCATCGCCAACATCTATCGTTTCCGATACTGGATAATCATCCTGTGTATTTTCAACTAAAACTAAAATAATTGGAGCAGATGTAACTGTAACAGATCTACTACCTACACTTTCTTGATCACTATAAATTGTATCTACACCGTTAGTTATAACAACTCTAACAAGAATACCATTAGACCCAGTATCAACTGGACCCAAATTAAAAAATGAATTGGTATTATTAGTTAATCCACTGGCAGAATATGAGGTACCACCATCAACTGATATCTGCCATTGATACGACAGAGTAGCACCACCATCATCAGATGCAGAAACTGCAAAATTGATAGTATCTCCCTCAGTTACTACAATTGGTTCTGGTGGAGTCAGTGAGCTAATAGTGATTGCCATATGTCTTTAATACTTGATTAGATATTCACAAAGAATAAATTTGGGTGCAATATCATCCATTTTAAAAACATTTTTAGTTTTGATATTGACAGTTGTCACCAAACCACTAGCTGTCATGGTGGTTGATGGTATGGTGCCGCTATATGATTCACTCAAACTCACACTACCGAGTTGATGTTTATGTTTAGACTCAGACCCAGATTCTGTAATATCAAGACTCACAAAAGTAACACCATAATTTGCGTCAGCAGTACAAATAACTTTTGCTGGTTGATAGCATAAAATACCACCACCATAAAAAGCGCCAGCCCATGACCCACTTTGCATACCCTGATTATTCTGGTTAATAGAGTGAGTAATTGTATGCGTCGCTCTATGACCGTGAGCAACAAAGTTGCCCATTGTAATCGTAGTTTCTGGTGTCTTACTTGGTGGAGAAACTGTTTTCCAAACACCAGTAAAATTCAATGCCGCAACTCCTGGAGCGGAAAAATCTCCAGTATATGTAAAATCTACTGAATCTCCATTAGATAATAATTGCACTGCTATACCAGCACGTTGCACTTCCAAATTTGTTGTTGGATTTGTAGTAACATCATTGGCATAGATACCAGGGTTTGAAGCAGTAGATATATACTTACTACCAAAATCTGGTATTTGAATTGTGCCACCAGTGCCATCATCATTTCTATTTGCTAAAGTTGTTCCTGCTTTTTTATAAATGCAAGAATCACCAACTCCAATCAAATCTGCTAATTGTGGAAATTGATCAGCAGACAAGATTTGACCATTACATTTCAAAAAACCTGCTGGAATATAGTCGCTATAATCTTGCTCAGTGGGAAGAGTGCCATTAATTTCCCTAAAGAAAGGGAAAATAGCTCCACATGGACCTCCATATTTTCCTTTTTCGAACGAATAATTTGCCATGTTTATTAATAAGCTCTGATAATGAAAACGGCGTCTAAAGAAGGAGTTGCTGTGGTTGCTGTTACACTACCAAAATTAAGTCCAGAAGAATTTACGATTGCAACATTATTTATCCCAATATTGTTAACGATACCTGGACTCGTAACACCGAAAGTTGACTCAAAAATATAAGAGTTGGTGCCATGAGCGTGCTCATTTGTTGGCGAAGTTTCATCATTAGATAAACTAGTAAACAAAATTTTATCATTACCACCAAAAGACGCACATGTCATGCTACCAGAGCATCTACCATCGCCTGGATAATAACCACCAGAAGCAGTTTCTCCGCCTGGAACTGGCAAGACACTACCACCGCCAGCAGCTGGAGATGACCATTTGCTGAATTCTGAATTCAAATGACCACTATTATTAGCATATTTCAATCCATTTCTAGGTCTCAAGCATGTAGTCTGGTTACAAACCATTTTACAACTACCAACAGGCCATCCACCACCAGGACAATGTACTGCTTGTCCACCACCATGTTGATATGCAGTACTTTCTGTGCTAGATGTATTTGCAATACCATGAGAGTGCATATTCATATGATAGTCATATAAGTAAGTGCCCTCATATGTTGCTACTGCAAAATAATTACCTTCTGAAATTGTTATTTCATCATAAGATGCTAGAAAATTAGGAGGACTGGCAATTTCCCCAACTAAATCAATAGTAGATATCCATGTTTGTTGATTATTGCTACCTTCATCCCCATTTGTGCCACCGCCAACAATTGTCCAAAATTCATCATCAGATTTACTGCTATACTCTGGCACATGAGCAGCACCTTTTGATTGCAACCAATTAAAATGACCCTGAAAGATATCAACAATTGCTTTTTGACTATTTGTTAATTTTGGCACCCTAAACGTTGACCCAGCAGTGCCGCCATAAGTATTGCCAATAACTTCATATAGCAATGGATATTTTTCGATATCCTCTGCACGACCATTGCAAATTACCCATCCAGTTGGAATTGCAGAGGATTCTGCCGCCCAGGGAACGATAGCCCCGATTGGCAGACCTCTCATTTTTCTGACTTCGTTATATTTTGCTGCGTCTACAAATGCCATCGATTAAATCTCCATTAACCACCAACCTTGGAATGCATCAGGAATACCATTACCTTCTAGGTCATCGTTTCCTGCGTAGATTAAACCAAATGCTGCGTTTGGTGTATTGACAACCAATTCACCGCCAGCGTAGTTAGAAACACCACCGAGATTACTACCCGTGTCAGACCCTTGAATTTTAACATTGAGTGGTGCTCTAACAACTAAGTTATTAGCAAAGTTTAGTGCGCCGCCAACATCAACAATTCTGATAGTGTCACCTGTAATAGCAGTACTTGGTAGTCTCAAGACTAGAGTAGATGAAGGAATTACAAGATATTGTAGGTTAGGTTCTAACTGGAAAGCAGTTGCATCAGTATTACCCTGCGTGCTGACAAAGATAGTCTTTCTACCACCGTTAGCATTATAGAAGTTTTCTTGACCAAATGCTTCGATAGATGCATCTTGTCTGAAGGTGAATGGTTTAGCACCATTAACTCCCATATTATTGATTTGGACAACCTCAGTTGCAGCAGATGGTGTAGCAGCAGCTGCACCATTGACTTCTAGATATCTACCAACGTAAGTATCACCAGTTTGTGCATCAACTGTAAATCTTGCTGTATGAAGATTACTTCCACTTTCAGCATTAGCAGGAGTTGCTAGTGTGCCAACAGAGAAGTCATCACCAGTTCTCAAACTACCAGCAATCTTAGTATTACCAGTTGCACCCAAGACTTCAAGAGCGATATTATTCGCAGCATCAATTCTCTCCTTGTCAAAAGAACCAGTTGCAAAGAATGAATCTTTGAAAACCTTGAGGTTACCGCCGTTGTAAATGCTAGTGTTGCCACTTGCAGATTCAACATAGAATTTAGGTAATGTACCGTTGGTAATTACAAAATACTGCTTACTTGGTAGAGATGTTGAGGTGTTGCCACTCAATTCAATAGAGTTATGTACTGTTAAGTTACCACCACCAGTATCAGTTATAGCAGCACCAGTTGCCTCACTGCTATTCTTGCCGTAAGCATCAGCAAGATTCTGGTCATTTGCGGCATTAATAAATGGTTTTGTAGTATCGTAACCAATTACAACATCACCACTAATCTGAGTGTTGCCTGTTGTAGTAATAGTCTTGAATACTTCAAGTGGGTCCTTAGGTAATACGGTAGTGCCAAAATCACCATTATTGATGGTGAAGGATTGAGCATCAGCAGGGTTGATAACTGTAATCTTTACATATTCACCACCATTATCCAAATCAGTCTTATTGAGACGGAATAAGTCGCCTTGCTTAATTGCAGCAGAGAATTCTGCAACATTAATTGTAGAATCTAATGCTGTTAATGGATTTGGGAAGATGTAAGAAGCATTCTGCTGCTCAACTAATCTAATTAAACTTTCACCATCAGCATGTGCAGATTGTGCGGTGCCTCTCTCACCTCTAGTTACCTCAACTGTATATGGTTGTGGGGCATCTGGGACGTAAGTTGTTGGGAAGTTAACAGTCCTAATAATTTCAGTGCCAACGAGATATAATTCATTGATACCAATACCAGAAGGATTGCTAATTGGCATTAACCATGTTTGCTCGCCATTAAGCACCTGATACTTATAGGAATCATCGCCCCAAGGTTGAGCACCAACTGTATCAATTACAGTCTCCGAAATCTTAGCTCTTGCCGAGCCAGCATCAGTGCTTCCACTTTGCAATCCAATCGTAATTTGATTGTCGTTTACATCTTTCAATGTAAAACCAAGAGCGTCTCTACTTAAGATATAATATGTGTCTGAAGTAGAAAGACCAGTTAAGTTACCAAGATCGATGAATTGAATTGCTTCATTTGTATTGAAGAAGTGTCCACTAGTGTCAACTAGAATTTTATTATTTGTAACCGTTGTGATATTCACAATACCACTGAAATCATCTACCACACTGAAGTAATCAATGTTTAGATTCTCTAGAGATCCTGTAGACTGAGTTGCACCCACATTAGTAATAACAGTACCAGTTGCAGAAGCGATAGTAAAGTCTGCTCCAGTATTGCTATATGTGAATGTATTTGAATCAACTACTGTGACTGATACTGTACCAACTGTATTAAACGAATCAACACTTGAATCAATTTCAACTGTATTGCCAGTTGTCAAACTATGTGGATTGACAGTTGTAACTGTTGCCACATTGCTACTTCTAGCAAGAGTAGCAATACGAATAGTGCCAAAGATATTTCTATCAATACCAAGATTAGTATTCTTGAGACCACCATTCTGAGTAATATCAGATTCAAAGAATGAAGATCCTTGGACACGAATACCATTTCTAATCTGTGTTTCACCAGCAACACCACCAAGAGTTAATTCACCAACAGAGAGACCAATGTTTAACTTGGTAATACCAGATGGGAAGATAGTAAACTCGTCAATGTTTGCAGTGGTGTTAATTTCACCACCCTGTAGTGTTAGAATACCATCAATAATAGTCTGGTAATTCTTGACATTTAAGATACTAGATTGCTTGTTAGCAAAAGCACCACCGATTGTAATCTGTGAAGTATTTGATGCTCCAGTATTATTGACAGATCCAATATCAATAGTCGAATTCGTAGCATCAGTATGAATATTAAGAGTGGCGCTACCTGTTGCAGCAGTACCAATATTAATCGTTTGAGTGTTGGTTGTTAAGTCACCGATTGCAATATTCTGTGCATAACCAGCGAGATTCAACGAAGTGGTTGAAGACTGATTTGCAATAGAGAATGTAGCAGCAGTGGAGCGAATGTCACCACCATTTACATCAATATCAGACTGGAATGTAAAGTCTCCAGTAATTCTTGCATCACCAGAAACAACAAAGTTTTTGTCTAGTGCTGCATCATTGACGTTAATACCAACTCTACCATTGTCAATATCAGCAGTTGGACCTTCAGTCCTGCCTGCTTGAGCTAATGTAGTTGTAGCAATTCTAAACTCAGCAGTAGAGTCTGGATTATCACTAGCACCACCAACGAGAAGTGCATAATTTGTTGCTGTGGGTGACCCACCACTACCATCAGATAGAGTAGTTTGCTTCCTACCACTGATGAATGTGTTACCAACAACATCAAGGTTTGCTCTTGGATATGTTGCAGCAGAATTAAATCCATTTTCATAATCAGTAGAAACTGCTCTTGCAACAGTGTTAATACCTAACTTATAATCACCATAAACATCAGTTTCTGTGCGTAATGCTTCAGCACCAACAACACCAACTTCTTTCCACTGCGATGCACCAAGAGAAATTTCTAGATTTGGTTGAGCGCCAGGAGAAGTATTTGCAAGATATGGAGGATTTCCAGTTAATGCTGCTTCAGATGCTCTTTCAGTCAATAGATAAACATAACTATTAGATTCTAGATACTCATAACCCTCAGCAGCATTATTGTAAACTGTATGGACACCATTAATTGTAGAAAGTCTATCACCCTCACCACCAGTAATTTTAATCTGACTTGTAAGTGTAATCCCTAAAGAAGCACCAGGGTTAGAAGCACTGAAGTTAACTTTACCAACCTGGAAAATCAGTTTAATAACATTAAGATTTGGATAGAATTCAATACCAGTGATGTCGATTGATGACTCATTACCAGGAGCAGCACCCAAAGTGTATGGGACATAAGAGTTAGCATAAATCCAACCAAGAGATCCAGTGTAACCTACTTCACCACCTTTAAATAGAATATCACCAGACAAAGGCACACTAGATCCAAACTGAATAGATTGTGAAGAAACAAACCTTGCCTTATTACCAGTTGTTGCCTGGTTTGGTGCCATGTTAGTAACACCAGACCTAATTGTATATCTCTGTGTCCCTCTTGGGTTGAGGTCAAAGATAGCAGCTCTTACTCTATTCTTATCAATAATGATGTCACCAGCTGATGTAGTATCGAGTAGTGGGTCATCATCACCAGGAAGAACACCCTGTCTATCACCAGGACGTGATACAATTCTGAGTGAAGGAGGAGTCATCTTCGCTTCAAACTCAGGGTCAACGTTAACGATGACAGGTGAGTTGAAGAAGTTAGTTAAGTTAGGTGGAGCATTTAGAGTAATAATATTCTCAAATGTTACAGGGTCCTCAAAGACTGTAACAAGACTACCGAATTCACCATCTTCACCATCTTCCTCTTCTAGGATAAGTGCATCTAAGAATTCTTCTTCACCAGTAATAGCGTTAATCTTACGATTACCGATATACAATTCACCGTTGGAGTTGATACCAGTGTAGAATACGATACCAGCATCTTGGCGCTTGGACTGTGCATAGTAGTCTTGGACATCAGTTAGAATAACTGTCTGTCTTGCAGGGAAACCAGTTGAGTAGTTACCAGGACCGAAACCAAGATATTCAAACGTGTGGTTACCAGCACGAGCAATAGATGGACGACGTAATTCAACAAAGAGTTTTTGCTCTAGTGGGAATCCAGAGTCACCTGCGATTGGAATGAGTCTCTCTTCCGCACCTGAAGATGCAGCGCCAGTCTGTGCCTTGATTGCATTTGTGCCAGTATAAGTATACTCACCAGAACCAGGATTCTGAATAAAGTCTAGAATTGCTTCCTTGGTAGCAGAATTCTTAGCATCGTTAATTGTAACTAGACCGTGAATATAGTTGTCAGCGGCACAAGATGCTGCTGGTGGGTCTAGAAGTGTAGCATCTTGATTACCACCCTGCTCATCACTACCATCATACTGGAAGAGTAGTGGGTCATTCTTATAAGTGAGAGGATATAGTCTAGATACAGGTTGACTAAACTTGAAGTTTCTGAAGTTTGTACCAATACCAGAACCAAGAGGTAAAGGTGAAATATCACCACGGACAACTGTTAGATAGTAAACACCATCTTGCTGACGTGGGATTCTTCTCTGAATCTCTTCAATGCTGTAGATGTAGTATGTTTCAGTTAGGTCTGAGACATCTTCAACGCTAACAACTCTATACTGTCTAGCAGCATCATCCGTGATAACATCACCAGGAGTAATAGTATAAACGTTTGCTGCTTCTACACCATATAGATATTCCTTCTTATCTTCTTTACCAAAGTTAGGTCTATCTAGGACTTCAGCAGTAACATCTGCTTGACCTGCAATGGTTTGTCTAATGAATGTCTGTGTGCTTGTATCAAAGTCCAATTCACCTTGGACTGCCTTAAGAATTAGGTAGTTAAACTCTTCTAGTCCACCTTCAACATTCTCATTGCCAAACCAAGAGTGGACAACTGCACTACCTGTATACTCACCATACCATGTAACAGTAGCACCCTCAACGAAGTCACCATTGCCACCCTGAGGTTGAGAAACTTTAACAGTGACAAATCTCTCTGCCTTGAGTGATTCTAGGTCTAGACCATGGTCAAAGACCGTCATCTCTAGGTATCCTTCATCATTAATTCTAGCAGATTGGATAGTGAATGATACGTTAGATTCAGTCTTAGTGCCCTCAATACGCTTTGCAAACGTAGGATTGTATGGGTCATACTCAGTTAGAGCAGCAGATATGCCAAGTCTTTCTCTTGGTGATGGACCTTCTTCAAAGAATGTAGCATCCTTCTGGACACCTGCAGCAACAGGCTTGAGGAGTAGTTTCTGTGGTAGAAGTTTTCTCTTTTCGTCAGTCCTGATTCTGATTGCAAAACCTTCGAGTGGGTCTCTAACATCATCACGATAGTTAGGAATGACATAACGTAGTTTGTATGACTTATCCTCTTTCTCTCTGGTATCATCTGCTCTGTAGAAGAATGAGTCTGGAGTGCGAGGTGGTTTGTTAACATAAAGACTTCCTCTCGATGCATCAGTCATCGTGATTCTTTCATAAATCTCGTTGCCAGAAGCAAGAGACTTGAGATACCAGCATGATTGTGCTGGGTCATAACCTAGAGGACTTCTCTTCCTAGTTGCAAATACATGGAATGACTGACCACTTGGGAAGTTAAACTGGACAGCATTCTGCTTGTCAATAGCATTCTGGACAGTAAGATATAGAGAGAATTCGTTATTCTTAGTATAAGTTGCTGGGCGACCAACATAGTATGGTCTGTTAATCTCTAGTCTATCACCAGAAGTCTTAGTTGGTAGAGTATCTAAAGCAGCACCAACTGCCTCACCATTGACTAGGTTTTCTTCTAGTGGATAGAAGAAGACTTGCTGGACTTGGACACCACTGATAGCAGTATCAAAGACGTGGTTGGTAGTGGTCTCAAATACTCTGGAGCTAACTAGTGAGCAAGTATAACGATGTAGGTCATAGTTGACATCAGTTAGATACTGATGGACTTCAATCTGAATATCTGGGTCAATTGAAGTTGTCTCAGACGAGTAGATGTAGTTACCTGCAGTAGCATTCTCGATGCTAGTTGCAAGCATGAAAGTCTGAGAATCATTAAACTGTGCAGTGGCACCACCAGATGAGTAATCTTCTGGTTGAGTAATCTTACCAGGAGCAATGACATAATACTTAGTATTGGTGTCAAATCCCTTAGGTAGTCTGATAAGACGCTTGTCTACATTTGCATTCTTGGCAACAGGGACAAGTCTTACTGGTGTGCCAGTTTCTAAGTTGTGTGGATTGCTACCAGCAACTCTGAATAGTGTTGCTCTAGTTGCAAAGTTTGAAGTGTTAACAAGTTGAGAAACGAGAGGCTCTGCATCTACACCATTACGAATGATGCTGTCAATGACACGCATCTTCTCGATGATTGCATCCTTTGTGCTAGCACACTTGTTGTTGCTTGTGTCAACAGTAATGCTATCATCTCTTTCTGGTGCAGTCTTAGCAA